CTTTTGAGCGGTGCGGCTTGGAAGTCCGTACCGGCTATGACCTGAAGACTGCGCGACGGTCCTTGAACCTTATGCTGGCGGACTGGGCCAACCGTGGCCTCAACCAGTGGACTATTGAACAGACTTCTATCACCCTGGCATCCGATATCAGCGATTATCCCGGGGGCACTTTAACCATGACGGTAGGGGCCAGTGGCAGTTTTACCGTAGGGGAAACCATTACCGGGGGCACCAGTGCCGCTACGGCATCCATCACCAGCCTGCCTTCTTCCACCACGATGGCAATTACTATCCCTTCCGGCACATTCACCAGTGGTGAAACCATTACCGGCGGCACCAGCGCGGCCACTACTACCGTATCTGCAGCAGTGGATTTAACCACTACCCAGAAGACTATTGACATGCTATCTGCCGTAATTACCCGTGACAGCACGGATTACGGGATCACGCGGTTAAGCAGGGACGAATTCCTGAATATTCCCAATAAAACCCAGACAGGGCGTCCTTCCCAGTTCTTTCTGGACCGGCAGATCACCCCTATTTTGAAATTATGGCCGGTTCCGGAAAATAATACGGATATCATCAAGTTTGACCGGTTAATCCGTATGGACGATGCCGATGACTATACCAATACGCTCCAGATTCCTTTCCGATTTTATCCTTGCTTGGCAGCAGGACTGGCTTACTACCTGTCCATAAAACGGGCTCCGGAAAGAATCCAGTTGCTGAAGGCTATTTATGATGAAGAATTCAACCGTGCAATGGAGGAAGACCGTGACCGTGCTTCCTTTACCATAGCCCCCAGCTATAACTACTACGGTGCATGATCGTGTCTAAATACGCATTAGGTAAACGGGCTTACGGGATTTCAGACAGGTCCGGCTTCCGTTACCGCTTGGACCGGATGAAGAAGGAATGGACCGGAATGCTGGTTGGTTTTGACGAATATGAGCCAAAACACCCGCAACTGGGCCCTTTCCGTAAGTTCTCTGACCCGCAAGCCCTGAAAGACCCGAGGCCCGACAGGGTAGAACCCGTAGTGGTATACGTGGATACTCCCCTTTTATCTGAAAAGACGTTTATCCCCACAAGGGTATTCGCAATAGTGGGACAGGTTACGGTGACTACGACATGAGCTTTACTTACTCTACTTTAAAGACGGCTATCCAGAATTACACGGAAAACGACGAAACCACGTTTACCAACAACCTGTCTGTATTCATAAAGAATGCAGAAGAGCGCATCCTGAAAAACGCCCATTTGAGCCTGTTCCGTAAAAATGTAACGGGATCAATGACTTCTTCCAACCAGTATCTCGGGTGTCCCAGCGACTTCCTGGCACCTTTTTCCCTTTCCTATACGTCTAGTAGCGTTAAAAGTTTTCTGGATTTCAAGGACGTTAATTTTATACAGACTTTTAACCCTAACAGCAGTACCACGGGAAGTCCCCGTTATTACGCCCAATTTGATGTGGACACTTTTCTTATCGGGCCTACCCCCGACAGTTCATATACTTCTGAACTGCATTATTTCTACCGGCCAGCCAGTTTAACGGCTGGGGACGATGACGGGACCACATGGCTGAGTATTAACGCCACACAGGCCATTTTATACGGCTCTCTTATAGAAGCGTATACTTTTATGAAAGGAGAAGCGGATCTTTTGCAAGACTATGAAAAGAGGTTTGCCGAAGCGATGGTTTCCATTAAAATGCTTGGGGAGTCAAGGGAAGTTACGGACGAATACCGGTCCGGTATGACGATAAGGCAAAAACAGTAATATGTTTCAAGTTGAAGTTACAGCAGATGCAGGGAAGGTCGGGGTAGAAACCACGCAACACAGGGGCTTCACACCGGAAGAAATCGCAGAACGGGCGGTGAGTAAAATCATCTCGATATCCAATGGTGCTGACCCTGTAATAAAGGTGCAGGCAGAGGCATTCAGGAACCGGATGTACCATGTTATTGTATCCGCGTGTAAGGATGCGATAAGCAGTGACCGGACAACTTTATATAACCTTTTTGCTAAACAGGGCCATGAGGACATGGCGGATATTTTGAGGAAAATCTAATGGCACACACACAAGCAGTAACTACGAGTTTTAAGTCTGAGCTGCTCCAGGGCATCCACAATTTTCATAACGGCTCCGGGGGCGGCACGACCACATCTACGGGAACGGGAAACACATTCAAGATAGCACTCTACACATCAAGCTCGACCATGAGTGCCAGTACGACTGCATACACGACCACGAATGAGGTTTCGGGTACAAATTATTCAGCGGGAGGAAATTCACTGACGAATGTCGATCCCTCCACTTCAGGTACGACAGCCCTGACCGATTTCGCGGATTCCACATGGAGTTCCGCGACGATCACCGCAAACGGGGCATTGATTTACAATTCCAGTACAACCGCAGGTTCTGCGAACCGCGCAGTGGTGGTTCTGGCTTTCGGTGGCGACAAAACTTCAACGGCAGGCGATTTCACGATCACATTTCCCGCAGCAGATGCGAGTAATGCCATCATCAGAATCGCGTAGTGAGTAGATAATGTGGCTAACGCAAAAGTTGCATGGCAAGGCTGGAACTCTAGCAATATTGCTTGGGGTGAGAGCACTTGGGGTAACGCAGAAGAGGCGTTGCCGGGATCAACAGCGTCTGTTAATTCCGTCACTGTCACTGCCGCAGCGGGTGTCTCTGCTTCAGGTAACTCCGCAACCGTATCAACAGCCAGCGTCACTGCCACCGGCAAGGCTACGGTCAGCCCGAGTGGGAATGTGGCAACTTCTGCGGTCGGCTCAGTCTCACTTATTACCAATAACACGATTGAAGTTACCAGTGATGCGTCTACTGCATATACCGCTTCTGTCACAGTGGTTGCCAAGGCAGGGGTGGATGTTACAGGTAACGAGGTTACTGCATCCACTTCGGGGGTTCTGGTCTGGGGAAGAATTATTCCGGACCAAACACCTTCTTGGTCAACAGTTTCAGGTTCACAAACACCTGATTGGAAGGAGGTAGCATAATGGCTAGTACGTATGTAAATGATTTAAGACTCGAAGAAATTGGCACAGGTGAACAGTCAGGTACGTGGGGAGCAACCACAAATACTAACCTGGAGTTAATAGCCGAAGCGTGGGGCAGTGGTTCAGAAGGAATTACAGGCACGACACATACCATTACCTTGGCAGATGGCGCTGCTGATGCAGCAAGAGCTTATTCGTTAACCCTGACGGGTTCTACTACTGCGACCAATACAGTCACCCTTGCGCCTAATACGGTGAACAAGACTTGGATCATCCAGAACAGTGCCGGATACCAAGTCACAATTTCACAGGGCACAGGGGCAAATGTCATCATTCCAAATGGTGGAATCAAGATGGTCGTTTGCGATGGTGCAGGAGCGGGAGCGGCAGTTACGGATGTACTCGACCTCACAGCCGGTACAGGTAATATCGGCTTGGGCAGCGGTAATTTAGGCACAGGGCTGACCACTGGAACGGATAACGTAGCCATCGGAGAGGATTCGCTCGATGCGGTGACTTCCGGTTCTGACAACACCGCAGTGGGAGATAATGCAGCAGGCGCAGTCACCACGGGCGGAAATAACGTAGCGATTGGTTCTGGGGCTTTGCTGGTAGCGACTACCGCAGCAGACAACACGGCCCTCGGAACAGATACACTCAAGGCCAATTCCTCCGGCACAGACAATACGGCAGTGGGTTATGCCGCAGGGGACGCTGTAACTACAGGAAGTGACAACACTTTTGTCGGTGATAACGCAGGAGGTGCGGTAAGCACGGCTTCCGGCCATACGGCGGTAGGATCTTCCGCGCTTTTAACAATGTCCACGGGTACAACTGGAACAGCAGTCGGTTTTGAAGCACTCAAGGTTGCCACGGGCAATAATAACAGTGGCTTGGGTTATCAGGCTGGCGTTGCGGTCAGTACAGGAACCGAGAACACCATAGTCGGAAATGCTGCGGGTGACGCGGTTACTACAGGGGCCGATAACACTTTTGTCGGAGACAATGCAGGTGGCGCTGTTAGCACAGCTTCAGGTCACACAGCGGTTGGGTCATCAGCCTTGCTTACCATGTCTACAGGTACTACTGGAACAGCGGTGGGATTTGAGTCGCTAAAGGTAGCTACTGGAAATAACAACACGGCTGTCGGTTATCAATCAGGTGTGGCTGTAAGCACGGGCACAGAAAACACTTTAGTCGGTAATGCCGCAGGCGATGCGGTAACGACCGGCGCTGACAATACTTTCGTGGGCGATAATGCAGGTGGCGCGGTTTCTACGGCATCGGGCCTTACGGCTGTCGGGTCATCGGCACTGCTCACCATGTCCACCGGAACGGCTGGAACCGCAGTCGGATTTGAAGCATTGAAAGTTGCCACAGGCGTTAACAACACGGCTGTGGGCTATCAGGCTGGGGTGACCATGAGTACGGGTACCGATAACACGGTTGTGGGGAATGCCGCAGGGGATGCAATAAGTAGCGGTGGAGATAATACCCTAGTCGGGGAT